AAAACGAAGAAAATGAGCGCTCCTAGTCTATCTTTATTGAAAAAAAAATTAAGACAAAAAAAAAGATTAGGATCAACGGAAATGTCCTCAGCAATAGCTAGAGGATTAGTTGCTCGTAAATCCGGTAAATTTAAAGGAAAGAAAGTAAAAAGTAAAAAATACGGAGGGCCAGCATAATGGCAACTTATCAAGGAAGAAAAGTTAAATTAAATAAACCTTTTCGATTATCAGCAAATGAAAATAAAAGAAAAAAATTTGGGGTTTATGTAAAAAATAAATCAAGCGGTAAAATTAAAAAAGTAACTTTTGGATTTCGAGGAATGTCAATAAAAAAAAATAATCCTGCTAGACAACGATCTTTTCTTGCTAGAATGGGTGGAGTTTTAAAAGAAGTAAAAGGACAAAAGACTTTAAGTCCTGCTTATTGGTCAATAAGGGCATGGAAGAAAAATTTTCCGTTATAATTTATGTCCAGGATTTTAGATCAATTAGCTGATCAACACGAAGAACGAATATTAAATGTTTTATATAGATTAGAGGAAGATGTTGTTAATACAGTTACAACAGGTTTCAAAGGTAATCTAGATCAAACAGATATTAGACTAGCAATAGCTTTACAACCTCAATTAAGAAGAGCTATCCAAGAAACATTCTTACAAGAAGCTGATATTATTATTAACGAAGAATATAATAAAATTGCTAAAGTTGTATTAGATACTTTTGGAAAAATGCCTATTCCTGCTAGTTTTCGTGGACTTACACAAGTTGATCTAACGACTATAGATTTATTGAAAACACAAACATTTCAAGGATTTGAAGATATTGCTGAAAGATTTCTAAAAGTAATAAATGATGAAGTTTATCAAAGTGTAATAGCTGGCAGACCTTTTAACGATATGGTTTCTAATATTAGAGGACATATCAACGGAGTATACCAACAATCAAATATCGCAGAAATAAATGAACTTGTTGATTTTATTAATGAAAATAAATTTAATCCTAAAATGGAAAAAAGAGTAAATGAAGCAATAAGAAAATTACAAACTCAATATGCTGCGGATCGTGCAGGAAATAATTTAAGAAGATATGCTAGTCAAATAGCCCATGATTCAGTCATGCAATTTCATGGACAATTTACAATTAAAAAAGCAAAAGATGCAGGACTAACTCATTTTATCTACACAGGCACATTAATAAGGGATTCTAGACAATTTTGTAGAGATATGCTAAACAATAGACTAACCGAAGATGAAATTAGAGAGAAGTGGAATTCTGAAGGTTGGAAAGGCAAAAGTCCAGGCGATCCTTTTATAGTTCGAGGTGGATATCGTTGTCGACATACTTGGATTCCTACTGATCCTAATTGGAATATATAAAAGGGAGTATTAAATGGCAGAAGAAAATCAAGTAGAACAAACTACGGAAACAAAGGTTGAAGAACAACCGAAAGAAAAAACAACTGAAACTGTAAATTCAAATACATTTACAGAAGATGATGTAAATAATATAGTTAAACAACGATTGGCTAAAGAGAGAGCTTCGATATACAAAAAATTAGATGTTGAAGATTTAGATACTGCAATCAATGCAGTAAGATCAACAAGAGAAGCTGAAGAAAAACAAAAAATACAAAAAGGTGAATTCGAACAAATCCTCAAAGAGAAATCGGAGGAATTCAATAAAAAATATACAAGTTTAGAAAGCGAGTTGAAAGATATAAAGATTAATAAAGCTTTATTATCTTCTGCTTCTAAAAATCGAGCGATCAATCCAGATCAAGTGGTTGAACTGTTAAAAAATAATATTAAGCTCAATGATACAGGAGGGGTTGAAATTGTTGATAAAAACGGTATAGCTAGATATAACAGTAAGGGTGAACTTTTAACTACTGACGAGTTAGTTAATGAGTTCTTAACACAGAACCCGCACTTTGTTACTGCTACTCCTAGTGGTAGTGGCTCAGTGTCAAATGTGGATAGGACAGAGCTCAATAAACCTTTAAATTTGAGTGATATAGATATGAATAATCCGGCAGACAGAAAAAGATATGCTGAGTATAGAAAGCAAAGAGATTCTGGATCAAGGATTATCAACAATAAACAGTAACCATTAAGGAGTAAAAAAAATGGCCAACGAAACAACATCGAGCACCATAAGTGAGCTATATACGGAGATCGTAGCAGAAGCTTTATTTGTGGCGAGCGAACAATCTATAATGAGAGGTCTTGTCCGAAACTACACTATTGCAGGCGGTGGAAAATCAGTAGAAGTACCGATTTATTCAACTGTATCAGCAGCAGCAGTTAGTGAAGCTTCCGACCTTTCAAATACTGCCGTCAATCCAAGTTCAGTAACAATTACTGCTTCAGAAATTGGCGTGATGACCACACTAACGGATTTAGCCAGAAATTCTGCGTCTAGAAATGTAGCTGCGGACATTGGAAGATTATTCGGTGAAGGTATTGCAACAAAGATTGATAGTGATCTTGCAGCTTTATTTTCTGGATTTTCAACTGAAAAAGGTCCTGGAGCAGGTTCAGAATTAACAGTTCAAGATTTATTTGAATGTGCAGCTGAACTTAAAACTAATAAAGCGCCTGGGCCTTATTATGGTGTATTCCACCCAAAACAAATTTTTAATGTTAAAAAATCTTTAACAAATACATTTGTTGGTAGAGATACAGAACTATCTAACGAAGCTATGAGAACTGGCTTTGTAGGAACTGTTGCAGGGATTCAAATCTTTGAAAGTTCAAACATTTCCGTAGACGGTTCAGATGATTCTATCGGAGGAGTATTCTCTCAAGATGCTTTAGGTCTAGCGATGATGCAAGATCTAAAAATCGAAACACAAAGAGATGCTTCTTTACGAGCAGATGAAATCGTTGCGACTGCAGTATTCGGAGTTGGTGAACTTCATGATACTTATGGAGTGAAACTAACAGCAGATACAGTTGCGGCTTAGTAAATAAAACTTATAAAGGGGTGGTATATCCGCCCCTTATTTGTTATAAAAAATTATGAGTATAGAAACAGTAAAACTTGTTAATAAAAAAGGCGAAGTTATTGAAAGATATAAACACGACTATGAAAATAATATTGAAAGGTTCAATATGCGTGGTTGGTCTTTACAAAATAATAGAACTGTAAAAACTGAAACAGTTGAAGCTGAAAAAGTTATTAAAAAAGTTAAAAAGAAAAAAACTAAAAAATAATGTCCTCTACAGTCTTTAGTGTGCAAAATACACATTTGCAAAAGATTCAACCAGATATTTTAGATTTTGGAATAACAACTTTTGTTGACCAAATACAATTTGCAGAAAATGATGTTTTAAGACGAATCCGTGAGGAATGGTGGGAAAGATATAGACATCAAGTTAGATATAAAGATATTACAAAAATAACATCTGTTGAAATGACTAATAGTAAATTAACTCCTTCACAATGGGAGTTATCAGTAGTTTATTTGGCATTATGGAAATATATCTATCCTCAACTAACTAAATGGCGTGATCCAGACACAGGCGAGGGCAAAGATACTTTCCAAGTACAAATTGATTTTTATAGGGACAGATACGAAGAAGAGTTCCAAGCAATTTTAAGGGACGGGGTTGAATATGATGAAGATGGTGGGGGAACAGTATCTGATAGCGAAAAGGAGTCGTTACATCAATTGCGATTAGTTAGATAATGGTTGCAACAGTTACTATTGATGCAAATATTATTGAAGTCCAAAAATTTATAAAAAATATTTCAAAGAGACAAAGGAAAGCTATTCAAAAATCTCTTAATAGAGTTTCAAACATGGCAATACTTATGATCACAAAAAGAACTCAATCTGGTAAATTACCAGACGGAGGTAATTTTATTCCTTACACCCAAAAAACTAAAGAGATAAGAAGTAAAAAAGGAAGAAGAACAGATATCGTTGATCTTACTGATTCTGGAAGAATGTTCAGAAGTTTAGATTACAAAAAAAGAGGATTTAGAAACGAATTATTATTTAGAAATATGGAAAGTGCAAAAATTGCATTTAGACATGATATCCTGGGTGTCGGTAAGAAAAAAACAAAAAGACCTTTTTTTGCAATAGGTAAAAGTGAAGAACCTAAAATTATTAATGAATTTAGTAGATTTTATTTTAGTGAGTTAAAATTAAAACCATGAGCAAAAGAGAAAATATAGCTAACGATATAATTACAAAATTAGATGCAGTTACTAGTCCGATAGAATTTAAAAAATTAACCAGAGAGCCATTTGAAGTTGAAGAATTATCTGATGCTCAATTTCCTGCAGCTTTTGTACAATCTGGCGATGAATCAAGGGAAGTTTCTAGTATAGGTGTAACAGGGGCCGGTTCTTATAGAGGAACAATAGATTTTCAAATTGTAGCATTTGGTAAAGGCACAACTACAAATATAGATACAGTAAGAAACCAAATAATTGAAGTAGTTGAAGAAACTCTTGATAATGATATAACAAGAAATGGAAATGCGTTGGATACACAAATTATTGAGGC